ATTTGCGCCGTTCCCGCCCAGCCCTCGCCAAGATTGGGAAGATTGGAAAGCGTGCGTGCCAGCTCTGCCCGCGTCTTGATTTCAGACTGGTTTACCTTACGGTCATTATACGTTACCGTCTCCGTTCCTGCGTTCTCCCATTTTTCTAGGTTGAGATCCACGGCCATTGCGTCCAAGTAAGCCTTCATTGCCTGCGCCTTGGCATCTACGGAAAGCCCTTGATCACGGTCGATTTCCTTCAAAATACCCATGCGATCTTGATAGGTGTAACTGTCTTTCTGCTTTGGAGTCATGCTGGCGTATTTGCTCAACGTCTCCATGAACTTCTTCGTTCGCTCTGGCGTTAAAGCTATTGAAGCAAACGTAGAAAGCTCGGCCTTAGCACGAACAGTGGCCTTGAGCTTGTCCGCACCAGACGGACTAATCTCTCCGCGCAACTTCGCCATTTCAATGTCCTCAGTCGAAAGCGAGCCTTTCATAGCCGCATTACCCATCGACTGCGCTTTTTGGGTCATAGCCTCGCGCTTCTTGGCCTCTTTGGTCACGAATGCGCCCTCGCGCTCCGTCTTGTCCATGTAAGCACCTGCAACCTGTTCCACAAACGCCTTCTTCGATACGCTGTCCATACTGCGCTCATTCTCGACATCCTTAAAAATAAATCCAGTCTTGGTCGCGCTCACCTCGATGTCCACAAGCCCAGCGTCAAAACTCTGCTTTGCCTGTTGATTAAACTCGCCAGTTCCTTTAGTAATCGCATAAACCCTAAGCAGCCGATTCACCTCCGACTCTTGCGAGCGTTCAGCCGCCTTTACTTTGCCACGCAACTCTTGAACCAATTGAATGCGGCCTTGAGGACTTAGCCCGCCAACACGATTGCCCGCGCTATCTTCAACCCAGCCGTTAAAGTAGCCGCCCTCTCCTTCGACCAACAACTCGTTCTCCAAGTCATAAAGCGCGGTTGCCTGCTTTGCTGGTGGAAGCGTGCTAATGTCGCTTAACTCCCTAGTGTATTGATGGTAAACATGACTATTCGTCATCTGCTCCACCTTGTCCTTCAAATTTTGCGGCGTGATGTTCATGCGCTGCACCGTTGCCAATGCGCCGTCAATGTCGCCTACGTCCATCTTTGCGCTAGCGTCCGCATCCATGCGAGCGTTCGCCTGATTGATTAACGCAACATTCGTATCGGCCTCAAACTCGATTTGAGCCCGCGCCATGAAGTTTGCATGATCTATGGCCTCGCGCTGTTTTAGGTGTTCCGGCCAATCTTGAATGCGTTTCTGGCGGTCCTTCTCAAATTTATTGTAGGTCTCTTTTTGGAAAGCCTCCCACTTTTCGGGAATCTGTTGGTTGTCCCGCATGTACTGCTTGACCGCTCCCGACGTGTTCAGAAGCAGCAAGCTCGATTCCGACAGCTTCCCTTCCTCAATGTGCTGACGCTTTTGCATTTCAAAACGCCCATACATTTGAGCGTCTTGGCTAGCCTCATTTGCCAGCATACGCCCCGTTTGCGCAATCTCTTGCCCTAAGCCGACCAGCGCACGGTTTGGCGCGTTAAAGGCGTCTGCCGATAATTGAGGACCAAGCGGACCGGAAACAGGAACGCCAGCTAGTGCTACGGTTGGAATGTTCATTTAGTAGGATAAACGCCGGTCTTGTAATATTTGGTCATGTCAGCGTCACGCTGCATTCCGTAGCCCATGCTCGCCATAGACGACGCACCTGATAGCAATGACGCACCCGCGCCAATGTAAGCCGCTTGCGCCTGTTGCGCACCCAGCGCACGACTTGCGCCCGCTTGACCGTATAGCGCGATAACGTCTTGCCCCGTTTTTTTCATGTAATCCAAACTGGACAGCTTCAAATTCCCCGCCGTTTCCGCCATAACCGCAAGTGGAGTGCCAGCCGTATCGACGCCCGCCTTGGCGTAGGAGACGCGCTGCGTTGCCATGATGCGTTTGTTGCCAATCGACGTTCTACGCAATTGCTCGCGTGAATCCATCTCTGTTTGCAAAGCCTGATTCTCGGCAAGCTTGGCGTTGTACTCGCCCATCTTCTTTGCCGTCTCGGCCTGCTTAACCTGACCATAAACAGCTACTCCCGTGCCTACGGCAGCAAGGGCCAAACTTGCAATTGCTAGTGTAGTAACAGCAGCCATGTTATTTTTCCAATCCCGTTGTTGAAATGAGGTGAATCACGTCGGAATCCGTTTTCATAAATCCGTTCTTTTCGTAAAGACGCACAAGTGAAGGCTGACGGCAGCAAGTGAGCATTACCCCATAATTGTTCGACTTCGCCAGGTCGCGCATAGCTTCAATTAAAATGCTCATGCCTCGATAAACCTGCATAGCCGTTGCGTTAGGATTGCTTACCACCCACTCCATCCATGAAACGCCCACTGAGTTGTCCATGTAAAGCCAGCCCGCCACAATTGGCGTATCGCAATCAACTTCCTGCATGCACACGACTAGCCCCAGCTTTGGCAAAATGGCCTTATCCACAGCTTGCCAGCCATGCGCTACCCACCAAGCCGCCATTACCGGATAGTCGCTCTCCGCATAAACTTTGACTTGATAGCTCATAAGCCAGTTACGTCATACTTTACGACCATTGCCAAGATGGTAAGTGGAAGCGGTGCCGTTTGCTTAAAAATAATGGTGGGATCGGTGGTGAAATCGCCCTCCCACGGAAGTGATTTATCTCCGCTAAACAAAGGAGGCCCCGCATCCATAAAGTCATTTGAGTCACGGAATGATAGCGTTTGCTCGCCTTGCCCACCGTCATAGATGATTTCAATGCTCTCATGGAGTTTAAGCGAGATTTCGCGCACCTGCTTAATTTGCCCTTGGGAAACACCGACTTGAGGGTCAACGTCCAACGGCATTGCCTCAAGAATTGAATCGTAGCCTAGGCCAACTTGCGCCTTGGTCACGGATTCGGCCAGCGTAATTGCCCCGCTAGTCACGACAACATCCGGCATTTTGGCACCGTTGCCCAACACTTTAACGGTTTTGCCCTCCAAGTGACTGAGGCCGCTAATTGTTGTTGTTGCCCCGCCTGAGTAGGTAAGCCCGCTATCGACGTAAAAGGCGTCCTCCTTAGCTTCCCACTGAACCGGATTGATGCGCTCAACGTAACGCTTGGTCACGCCGCCAATTGTGCGCCGCACCACTACCCACACTTCGTCATCACTGCTTCCGTAGATAGTCGCCACCGACTCAAAAAAGCCGTCTGTCACCTGACGTGCCCAACCGACTACGTTTTGTTCGCGCTCGTAGGTAAACGAAAGAAGCACGCCGTCAGTTGTTACGCACCATAGAACTGCAATGGGCTGTTGCTGATAGGCCATCTGCACAATGCCGCTCTCTGCAATGTGCTCGCTCAACTGGTTCATGTTTTGCGCAATAAACTTGCCGCTTACACTCGTAGGCGATTCGGCAAACTCCATCACGCGTTCGCGCCCGCGCTGCAAGAATAGCACCACGTCACGCACAAGCACGCCCGTAACCGACGCGCTACCATACGTAGATTGGCGTTTAACGAGGATATTGGTTGGCGTGATAGGTTGGTCTAGTGAGCCCGCAAAAACCAGCCATTCGCCGCCAGACGTGCCCACAACAAGCGATTGCTGCGCAACCAACCATTCCACTGCGTTGCGCTCGCCATAAATGCCGTAGGACAACGGAGAATCGGCCAACGTATCGGCGGTAAAGTTCTCAAAGTCATCCGTTGCGCTCATCCACACTCGCGCCGGATCCCCCGTTGATCCCGCCATGACTAGCCGCTGTTCATAAAAGGCCACCGCCCGCGGATAGCCGCGCACCACTCCATTGTTTACGGCACTACTCCATGCGCCTTCCGCCCAATCAGCCGTTGCCGTTGTTGCGTGACACGGCGTGACAACCGTTGCCGTCACCACCGTTGCGCTGGTGTAGGCCGTGACCTGCACTATACCAGCAATGTTTTGGCTAGGCACTTCTAGCCATGCTCGGGGATGAGGGTTATTAGTATGCGAAGTATAAGCTGAAATGTTGATGCGCAACAAGACTAGTTCATCTTCTTTTCCATCGGCCTGCACGTTGTAATCCGCAGCTCCCTTAAACGTGCGTAGCTTCTCCCATGTCGCCCCGTTATCGCTAGACCGCTCTAGGTCAATTGTCGCCGTCCATGTGCCACTGGTGTAAAAGTTCCAGTCACCTTGCACCGCAAGGGAGCCAGATTGCCCAGCCGCCGTAATTACAATTACCGTTGTTGCCGAGTCAACCAGGTGCGAGAGTTGCCAATAACTGCCAACGTGCGCCGCCGTAAACGTAGAAGCTGACGCCGTAAGCGTGCGCCCCGCGCCTACTGCTGCGTTGCTTATGGTTAGCGTTGTTGCCGTAATGTTTTGGTCAAGTAGTGGCGGCTTTGTCCATGCTACCTCTGCCAGCGTCCAATTGGTATCCGCAAGCCGCGATAACTTGCGCACCGCGTAGGACGGATGCACGATGTAAACGACATCGTTAATCTGGGCAAATTGCAGCGCGTACAAATCGGCCTCAAGGTACGGCGTCGCAATCTCGTAAGGCACACCGACATTCAAGACCTGCCCGCCGTCTCGATAGAACCGCAAGTAGGTATCGCCAAACTCCAAAACAAACGTGGTCGATGTCGAAAACTGGAATTTTTCCAGCCGTGATTTCTTGGCGTGCGTTTTGGTTTGCGCCACAAACTGAAACCCAGCCCGACGCTCTGCGCCACCGTAAGGCAGAATCACGAAGTTTTGGAGCTGGCGACACGCCGAGCGGTACTTTTCCAAATCGACGCGCCCATTCATCAGCGGCGACCACTCGCCCGCGTTAAAAGAAAATTGATGCGAGTAGCTGCGTGCTCGGTTAGCCATTAAACATTATCCTCGTTTGTGGAATACCAACGTGATTTAACGAAACTTGACTCACTTGCCGGATCGTAGCGGTGACGTTTGCTTTCATTACCATCAACCAAACGCGCCCTCGTAAGGCATGAGTTGCGATACTCAGACATTAACGCCTGTGCTACGCCCTCGTCTTGGCGCGTTGCAACGGCCAGCTTTGCCGCAAGCAACACCCCTACTGCATTCACAAACAGGCTATCCCACTGCGAGGTATCCTTTATGTGCGCGATGTACTGGATTTGCGCTTTGTCTGCATCTGTAAGCAGCGTGCGCCCTTCAATCTCGTAAAACTCGCTGACTTCGTAATGGTTAATAACCCCATTAACCGAACGCACGCGCATACAATCGACGGGAAGCTGATAGGCATAAAGCCACTCAAAAGCAGGCGCAGTGGCAATTTGCCCAATTTCCGCCCGTTTAAGCAGACATCCCCAATCGCTCTCACGCGCCACTTCCTGCGTCGTCATCTCAAAAATCAGCTTACACCGACGCGCCGACAAGTTAGCCGTGTCGTCAATGTCAGTGATTGGCGGTGCGCCTATACGCATCAACGCCAAATTACAGATTTCCGTTTGAGTTGCCATAAAGTAAGTGCCGTAGTTTACCTGCTACGGCTTAGAGGTTTAGTCACTCAACCAGTGGGGTGTATTCCTGTTCGTACAAGTCGGCGTAGGCTTGAAGCTGCGCCCCTAGGGCCTCCCCCGTGGCTTGCGTGGTGATAAGCTGCGGGAAGGTTAAGGCGTTAAACACCACCTCAATCTCATAGTACGGGGCCAAATCCGTTTTGATTTGAACCTCGGCGCTCATTAGACAGTGCGGCTAAGTATTACTTTGACCTGTCCAGCTGCGACGGCGGTTGTGTCGTTATCTGCAACCGCGCCGGTGATCGCCAGGCCGAGTCCGAGCAAGAAACGATAGCCGTTAAAGCCCGGCGATATTTGCGCAACGCCGGGAACGCCAGCCACTGCGGCGGGAACAGGGATAATCATCGCGGGGACATCAGTGCCGACCGTTGGCGCGGTAGCCTTGTTGTAGAGCTTCACGAATGCGGCGGTTGCGCCGGTATTGGTCGCATATAAGGCTTGAAGACCGGAGCTGCTGGTAAGCACCAACTGGCCGTTCGTGGTCGCCGCGCTGTTAATGATGAGCGGCGTGGCGGGAGCGGCGGGGGTGCCTGCAACTGTAACCGTGGTCACGCCGGCCAGCGTTCCACCAGAGACGATAGTCGGAAACGCTTTTGCCGCGTCGGTGGTGCCTGGTGAACGCGGTGACACGTCAAACCGAATTGCGTCCAAGACGTTAATTAAGTGTACGCGCCAATCCGTTGAGGAAGCGGGCACGCCCGTATTTTCGACAATGATACATAATTTGTATTGGCGGTTTGGATTCGGGAGCGTGCGGTCGTAGCCTGACTGACCTCCAGCATTCGTCATGCCGTTCAAGCCCCAAGAACGAGCGTTGATCTTGTCGCGCTCGAAGGTGAGACTGTAGGTTGTCGCGACGATGAAATTAGGCGTTGTGCCCGTGGCGACCGTAGTAAAGCCGGTTCCAAAAGCCGTAGCAAGGGAGTCCTGCGCGGCAGCGGCAGCACGCACTAATAGCGTGCCGCTTGTCGCACCTGTGCCGCTCATTTCCTGCATGACGGCATTTCGGGCGTTTAGCACGCCGGGGGCAGCTGCGTAGGTAGTATCTGCCAACACTGCGCCCGCGTCATCTACCTCAACAAAGCCGATGCGGAAGGCGTTGTTTGCAATGCGCTGTGATGCGGTGATTTGGTAGCGCGCCTCGACTGGCGCACTAAAAGTCGAGCGAGAAAGAATCACCGTCATCGCGGTGTCGGTCACTCCGCTGGCAATGTTGATATACGGGGAACTACCGGCAGCGGCTCCACCGAGCGGTCCGGTGATCGTCATGCCAGTGCCAGTCTGCACCACCTCCCAATTCCCGGTGGGAGACGTGTCAAAATCGCGGAAATTCTCAAAGAACTTCTCGCGTGAAGTGCCGACGAGCATCTTACCGCCGGTGGGTTCATAGGCGGCATCGACAGTGGGCACTCGGCCGTCCTGCGAAAGCCTTATAACTTCGTATTCATCGGCTGTACCTTCAACAAGCCCACATATAAGCTGTGGCTTAGTTCCGATAATCTGGTTCGCATTTAAGCTCATGATATAAAATGGGATTGCTGCGCAAAAAAACCCGCCCCGTGCGAGGCACTAAAGGCGGGTTTGTGCTAGCGAGTTAGTTTAGCAGCCGTTAATGGTGAAGGCCAAGTAGAAATCCAGCTTCTTGCCAGCAACAGGGGTTACCAGTGTGGCAAGGGTAGCGGTGATCCACGTTTCAACAGTCGTCTCAAACGGAGCGGCCTCAGCAGCACCACCCGTAAACACGTCCCAGCCCGCAGCAGCCACGTTAAGGGAGGTAGAGTAACGGTCAGCGTCAAGAGCAAGGCCAGTGACTGCGGAATGGTCGCCTACGGTGATCGTAGCGGTACCAGCAACAGCATCGCCATAGACTTCCGAATTGCGCGGTTGAATGCGCGTACCAGCAGGAAGTTTGACGATATAGATGACATCGTTAGCCACTTCTGCACCCGTAAAGGTGTAGGTGTAGCGAATGCGCTTGAAATCAGGAAGAACATCGCGGGCATCCAGCGGAGTTTTGCCGCTAGGGGAGTTTTGCTTTGCAGCAACGGCAGAATATAGAGTAGCCATGTTAGTAGGTATTAAGGGTTAGTTTTAACGATAGCACTCAATAGCGACGACGCCCTCTTCTTGACGGCGGGAAGCACCCATGCGAGCACGAGCGTAAATCTGAATCGCTTGGGAGCGTTCAGCGAGAACATCGATGTTAACGCGGCGTTGACCATCGCCAAATTCAACGTAATCGGAGTGGTAGGCAAAGGCGCGACGAATGAAGTTGTTACCGGCAACCTCACTAACAGGAAGATCGCGAACTTGAGTGTGCCATTGAAAGCCCATCCAAGTTTTGCCCATGAGCGAGCCGTCAGTGATTGGCTGAACTTTAGTGTAGTCGCTGGACTGCACCTGAATGACGTTCAGAATCAAATCCTGTTCCTCTTGAGGCGAGCAGATGAAATGACGGTTCATCTGAGGAACAAAGGCGGCATCGAGACGATACTTGGCCTCGGCAACCTTGGCGAAAGTCAGACCGGAGTTAGTGGCACCGAAGTCTTCGTCAATGATCTGACCGGCAGGAAGCGCGGTAAGCGTGGTGCCGTCTTCGCCAGTGATCGCATTGCCGTTGAGGGCGGAAACGATGGTGGCGTCAACTTGGCGGTTGTAGGCGTAAACGTCAGCCTCAAGATAGGCAGACTGAGGAGTAGCCAGCATACCCAAGTCTTCAGCATCCCACTCAGGAATGAGCTGGGGGTTTTCGTACTTCTTAGGTACGAGCCAGCGAACGTAGGTGGTAGGGGCGTTGGCAATGGTGGGCATTGCACGGCCAGTGATCTCGCGGTAAGCGACTGCGCCAAGCTGCGACATACGGCGGCGTTCGCCATTGACGGTCACTTTCTTGACGGTGGGGAGAAGGTGGGAAGTAGTCTCTTGGAGCAAGTGAGTCCAAAGACGCTC